TACATCAAGTACAATAAGAATAAGTACAAAGAGGATGAATTCTTTAGGCATATCGTAACAGAAGAGGATATCGAGAAAGAGATAAAACTGTCTGAAAAACGTGATGATGTAAAGATAGAGACACGTTATATTGATGATCTATATGAGGTCATTATGACTGATGATGGTACTATGCTTGAAGGTTATAAGCGGACTGATGCTGTCAGGGATATTGAGACACCTTCAGATGTTTTCATCCCTGTATTTGGTAGAGTATATGGAGGTAGCGAGAAGCCGTACAGTTTAGTATGGGCTACCAGGGATATTGAGATTTTGATAGCTATCATAAATTTCTATAAGGAGTTACTTGTGGCAACAGCAGGTGTGAAGGGACAAATGGTTGATCTCTCACAAAAGCCTGAAGACATGAGTATGGAAGAACAGACATACCATAGAAAGAAAGGTACGTTGTATATCCAGACAGCCAAAAAACAGGGAGGAAGAATAAATCCATCATTTAATCAATGGCGTGAGTATGATGATACCATAAGTGCATCGGTGCAGTATTTGGATCAGATGATAGATAATCTTGATAAGACCATGGGACGTATCATGGGTATCAACTATCAGCGTCTGGGAGAGCGTCAGACAGGAGATCAGGTTGGAACCTATCAAATGGCTGCAGAACAAAGCGTTCTTGTCACAGAGATTATCTATGACGACTTTGATGAGGTACTCCGTGAAGCCTTGACTCATTATATCCGGATCCTTTCAAAGTATACTTATAAGGATGGTGGATACGTTCATTATAATCACATGAGTGAGGGTAGTAGAATATTAAAAGTTCCTGAAAAGATTTTGACAGAGGTAGATTTAAAAGTCATACTTGCAAATAGCTTAAAGAATGAGGCAGATCTTAGAGAGCTTAAACAGCATGCTTTCCGTTATCATGAGAAGGGGATGTTACCATTCCATCAACTCGTTTCCATTCATGGGATACAAAACGTTAAGACCCTTGAAAAGAAGCTCGAGTATTATTCTGAGCAAGCCGAAAAGCTACAGCAAGAAAACCAGCAAGCTGGTCTTGAACAACAGCTGCAGGTACAGAAACAAATGCTTGAATTAAAGACTCAGTTGGATATTGAGTTAGAAAAGCATAAAAGTGCTGTAAAGGAAATGTCTGTACAGGTAGATGCTGCGAGACTAGAGCTTGAAAAACAGATAGCAGAACGTGATGGAGCCTTGCAGCAACGCAAGATTGAAGGAGACCAGGCATTGAAGGCGATGCAAATTGAAAGCGAAAACGTAATAGAGGCTTCATATTTAGAAGAAATGGGTAGAAGTGCCCAGGTTAACGAGCGACTGAAAGCTATTGAGATTCAGCTAGAAGCGATTATTAATTCCTATAATCTGGGACTTACAAAAAATAAGCTTAATTTAGATGGCGAAAAAGAACAGAATCGCCATTCTGAGGCGATGAAGAAAATAACCACAACTTCAGGTGGTGGTATCCCAAAAATAAGTAAAAACCGAATAAAAGACTAATCATGGATCCAGTAGAAAGAACAATAGATCAACCTGTAGAGGGTAATGAAGCACAGCCAGTTAATTTTGAGGAACAAATCCTTAGTAATTTATTGGCACCAGAAGGCGTTGAGAGTGTCTCGGTTGGGCCGGATACTGTCATTCCACAAGGTTTTAGGGAGGAGGAAGCTCCTGTTGATGTTGAGGCTCCTAAGTACAATCCTGTATGGGATTATATGGCACAGAGGGCAAAGACAACAGGGATAGAATATGAGCCTCCTGATTTTATCAAGACACGTTTTAAGCCTGATGGTACAGAATTAACTGCAGAAGAAGAGTATGATATCTTACTCGCAGAAATAGCAAGTGGTGTTCAACCCGATGATGATGATCCTTTTATTGCTGAATACAGGCAGGCTAAGACTCAGGATAACTTTGATTTTAAGCAATGGGTACAAGGCAAGGTAAGTAAAGAAGCCGTATTAGAGGCTGATGATTATACCTTCATGAAACAATATATGAAGGAAGCATATGGACAAAACGATAAACGTCCTAATGGAATGACTGATGAACAAATCGAAGATAGTGTAAAAAAGATGGATAACTCAGGAGTGCTTGCTTTACAGGCTAACCAGAGTAGAGATCAATATAGGAAATTGTTGGAGCAGGCTGATCAGGTTGAAAGGGACTTACGACTAAGTCAACAAAAGGAACGGATGACATTGGTACAGGCAAACCAGCAAAAGTTGATGGAACAATTGTTCCAAAGAAAACGTGATGTGAAAGAGGTTTTTGGGATGCAAGTTAGCGAAGCGATGAAAACGGAGTTCGAAGGATTTTTCAAAAACATCATGCAAATAGATCCACAGACAGGGGTGCCTGGACTTCACAAATACCTAAGTAATGACGATGCATTGTTTGATGCTGTCTTTCTTATGTATATGAGGGATAAGGGTTTACGTGACATGGTAAATGGTGCGAAAGAAGAAGTAAAAAAACAGTATATCAACAGGCTCGACATTGCGCCCAAAGACATGAGTCAAAGGTCGCCAATAACCCCAATGGAAGTCGATCCACAGAAGTTGATGCAACCAGAAGGGAATTATTAATCTTAAAAAACAATGAGGTATATTAGTGGACCGCAGGAATTTGCAAATCAAACCCCAACTAGTCATGAGCTTGTCAAGTACATGATAAACGAGCCAGATGTCCTGCCTGGTGTTATGACTTTATGGAAGGGTGAAATTACTCCGTTCTCATCGCTTTTGGCTGAAAGAGGACTCACATCAAGAGGACTATATACGGGTCTCAATAACAAGAGCTATCGTGTAGTGGGCTCAAACCATGTTCAATATGCTATTCAGCATTCGGATCGTAGGCTATTACAGTTTACACCGGGGCCTGATGGTAACTGTTGGAAGTGTGACGCTTATCCTAACGAGCCTGGTAAATTCCAGACCGTTATTGATGTTTATTCTAATAGCAACTGGATATCTCCTAATGATGTTGTAGAACTCATGGATGGAGAGACTCTTTTGTTTGTCGCTGATGAAATTCTCCCACAAGAAGTTGAGGGAACCAATGGCATCTGCTGGCATTATCGTATGAAGGTTGTATCTAAGGAGCCTGAAAAATCCGTTAATCCGGATCTTATGGCAGAGGGATCTGAGTTTGGTTTCGTTATGACGATGTTCGAACATGACCTTAGTGAGACAGCCTATGAGAAATATACCTTCGATGGCTGGGGACATGCTTACATGACCCTGCAGAGGATGAAGTATTCTATCTCGGGTACTGCTGCTGCCATGAAAGAAAGCACACGTTGGGTTGAACATAATGGACAAAAGACATGGT